AATTCTCTAGTATCTTTAATAGATCCAGGATTCACTTCATCAACGAATGATCCCTCCAGTGTCTTCCACTTGGAGGGATTCTTTGAAGTCACATAAAGAGTAGGAGAGAAGTCTAGTTTGCGTTGGTAACGCTTACCATTCTCAACACCACGTATGAAGATTCGATCTCCAATCGGGTGCACCGAAGTGTAAAATTCCATTATTTTGTTTTCTCAGCTAATTCTTTATACCCTGCCCAAGATGGATGGACGCCATCCGTTTGCATACGATCTGTTCTTAGGATAATATCATTGTTCTCATTGGCCACATGCCAGACTGCTGACTGTGCCTTTGGAAACTTATCGCTTGGCATTACCCAATAAACTCTCTGAGCATTTGTCAATTTACGAATTGTTCGCAATTCTTCTTCAGTATTTTTTACGTATGCGTCATTAGATCCAAGCGAGATAATAACATGACGTGCTTGAAGTGGCGTATTCTTAATATTGGTATTCAACCATTGATGAGAATTAATCCCACCTTTAGAATACGAAACACATTCTTTTCTTACATTGGCAATTCCAACTGCTATTGAATCTCCTGCGATTAAACATTCTAACATTAGTTTTTCCCATACATTAACATCATAGCATCAAGAGCGCAGTCATGAACAGGGTGATGCTTAATGACTTGGGCTCTTTCAAATAGAGGATGATTTACTTCACAATAACCATTAGTTCCGCCACTCATTAAATCAACAGCAGTTCTAACGTCCCTCCACATATTATACCCAGTAATTGGTTGCATGTCAAGTTTTTTAGACAGAGAATCAATTGCCATCTGATCAAGAGAACCTCGTGCCCACATAGTCTGTCCATTTGCATTAATGAACTTGTTCATGTAATTATGCAACTCTTTGATTGCATCTTCTGCATAAAGGTCAGTTGAGTTTGCATCAAATGATACACTGCGAGTATACTCGTGTTGATTAGACCACCACTCAAGTGTTCCAACATCCACAGTACGACCAAGACGTTTCGCTTGATCTTTTGCATTTAACTTAACAAAGCAAGCATTATCTAGCAGGTCTTGATATGTTGGACGTTTCTCTGGATCAAAGTGAATCAATGCAGCTGAAAGGATAACTGCATTTGATTCAACACCCAAAGTTTCTACGTCAAAAATAAACATTAAAAGTCCCTCGTTTCACCATCTTTAGTAAAGAATGATTTAATCTTTTGTTCATCTGTCCAACCAGAAGTATAATCATTATCTACATCACAAATATCCAATGCTTCCATTGTAGAAACTACTCGGTGGCTTGTGATTGTTTCACCAAGCCATTTCTGTGAGAATTCTTTTGGACGTTCCATAGTTACATCATCTAACGCATATTCAGGATGTGCACTATCAGTCTCAACCATATAACGCATGCGATACATACCTACGGTTTCAACCATTACCCATACTTTATCACTCATCAATCATCTCCTTAGTTAATTCCAGCGAATTCTTTAATGCTTTGCCAGCAACTCGCAACCCATATTCCATCTCACGATTTTTCTGAACAAGCAATCTATTCTTTCTTAGAGCATCTTGATAGTTGTCATATACTTCAATAGTATCTTGTTTCATTTTCTCAACCCATGTAGTCACTTTATGGATTGTAACCCAAGTACCATCTGCCAACTTAGTATGACCATCACGAATACGAAACTCATCAGTCCAGCGTTCACCATTCTTATAAGATGGCATTGGATCAAACAAAAATAATTCTTGTTGTTCTAATTTCTGTAGGAGAACATCAAAGTTATTTTCAATAGAATCTTTACCGTAAAACATTATTCATCTCCTTCATCAGACGCATATTCTTCTTCTTTACCATTCATTGCTGCATGAATATCGCAAAGAGTCATATGCCAACCATCAGTGTAAGTTTTTCCTGGAGCACCACATTCTTCACAAGTACGATAACTCATAGACTCTGCGAAACTAATGTAGTTGTAGTGTTTATCAGTTGCAGCCTGAACATAGAAACGAAGTCCACCGAACTTTTCTTTCACTTGAACAGCAACTGGAACCTTCAAAGTTTCTTCATCAAGTTTTGCCTTTGCTTCATCAAATGCTTCTTGCGTTACTGTTTTTGTTCCATAAAGAATACCACCAACACCAACTTCTGCAAGATGATCATAACGACTTTTTGCGCCACGATAATCAGAAGTCAACAGACCACAAAGAGTATCAATGACATTATACCAACCATCACCACATTCAAAACCCCAGCACATTGCTGTGTTCTGCATATTGCCATTACGATCTCGAAATACCAAAGGATACCTAGCACATAGTGCTTCATCAAGTTCTTTACGCATAATAAATCCTAGTTTTTAAAATCTAAAGGGACATTTACCAGATTTTGATTGTTTACGAAACGGAGCGAATAACTTATATAAGGATTCCATTTTTTGGTTCTTAATAAAATGTTTAATACCAGTAGTAGTGTTACTAATAGTATTATATTTTATGATTGTATCAAAATCTGTTTCTTGATTTAGTGTAACTACTTTACCATCCTTGGGATTAAATCTAACATACATTAATGGATCTCCACGTTTAACATCAATCTCAATAGTAGAGGTTATATTATTTGTTGAATTCTTAATTATACAGGCAAGTTCAACTGGGCGGGTCCATTTACCAATATTAAATTTACCTGTTATGATTTGGGTATTATCAATAAAACTATTTGAATGATACAAACATGTTAAAGGTTCTATCTCGATATCATCATCTGAAGTAAATAACAAAGAATAATTAAAACTAAAAACCATATTTGCAGATTCGTGATTATCAGGAGACCTATTGTTAATATAACGCATAGCAAAATCTTCAGCTTTGTCAATTTCAATACTTCTTCTTTCGGGATGTATACGTAATGAAAAATCAAATGGTGATCTAATAATATATACATTTCTAAGAGCATCTATAAATGCTGGGCATTTATAAAAAACATAGTTTATTCCTGGATCAAACAGATTTGAAAGTAATTTTTCTGGCGGTATGGCGATAACATTCTCGGTACTGATATCAAGAACAGTAGTTTTTAATTCTGGAGAAAGTACCATCCAATCAATTTTATTTTTCACGACCAAGTCCTATGGTTTTCTGCTACATGCTCCAACCCATCATACTCATGAATGTGCCACTCGACATCATCTGGAATATCCAAGATTGCTAATTCTGCTGCCCATCCCCATGAATCTTTACCCAACTCTTCAATCACTGCAATCAAATCTGGATCGTTACGTTGTTCATAGAACTCATACTCACTTAGGTATGTCGCATCAGATTGTTCACTACCTGCTTTGTAATAGTCTGAGTCATTACCACGAATTGGCCATTTGGCTGGTACTTTATCAAATGCAATACCCTTGCGTTCAAGCAACTTCTCGAATGCGAGATTTGAAATACCAAACCCACCGAAACATGTATTAATTACTACTTTCATTTTATATCCTTTGAACTATCTGCGATATCTTTATCATCACGAATTTCAACAAAGATTGGGAGGAATAAACTTTCCTCTCCCAACTTATTCTTTATACGACTATTATACTTGATTGCCACAATTTTGTCAAGTATTTCTGATCCTAGATTCTTGCGATGTGCATCATTGAAACCAGAACCTACGTTTACCTTAATCTTACCATCAGAAGATTCGCAAACAATTGCACCAAGCATGCCTGCATATTTGCCAGTACCTTCTTCAATTGCAACGATCTTAAGGTCACATTCAAGTTCTCCCTTGAATTTAATCTGATGCTTTGCACGTTTATCTTCCCAGACACCATTACCATCTTTAAGAATGATACCCTCATAACCTTCTGCAAGATATCCTTGGAAAATCTCTTGGGCTTCTTCCAGTGTTTGAACAATAGTTGAAGTTACATTCCAAATCTTTTTACCATCGGACTTCTGCTTTGAAACAATTGCTTCAAGAGTTGAGTATCGTTTTGCATATGGAGTAGCGCAATATCCGTCAACGAATTGAACATATGGAATCAAATCCCAAACAGTGGCGTGAACCATTGCTGCTTCTTTGGCTGAGATAGTTCCTTTGTTTGCTTTGTTTAGAATACCATTACCAGTCTGGCGATCAGCAAACTGATGGTCGCCTTCAAGCATTACAAGTAGTTCACCATCAAATACACAATCAATGGAACCA